ACTCGCCAGACCTGATCGCACCAACGAGGTGCTCGGTGGCCCCGACGGCCGGCAAGTCTTCTGGAAACATCAAGTCGTACCGATCCTTCAAGCCAGCGTTCCACTGGCTCTTGGCACCCCTGGTCAACCATGTCCTGCCATCGGTCGTCCGGCTGGGGAGCAGCCCGATCGCCTGCGTCCACTCTTCGGCTGTAGTCTCTGAGCCGTGCTGGAGCTTCCACAGGCCCGTCATGCCGATGTCGCGGTTGTACGCCCCCTGCCGTGCCTTCACTCGCCGAAACGGCACCCCAACGTCATCCAGGATCGCGGCGATCTTGCTGACGTTTCGATTCGTCCTGGCGATGACGAGCGTCTCCTGGCGGGGGTCGATGTCCCCCAAGTCATCCTCAAAGTTCTCGCTCTCGAGAACCTCGCCGTCGTGGTCGGCCGGAGCGATGCCACGGTCCCAGTAGTCGTCGCCCAGCCGCTTCAAGCACCGCTCGCCTAGCTCAAGGATCGGCCGCGCACACCTGTAGCTCTTCGGCATCACCCGCTGGTTCTTACCGACGTCCCAGGCCATGAAATACTTCGACGAAGCGCCGGCCCAGCTATAGAGCACCTGATACGGGTCGCCGACCAACCATGCCCACCGCACCGACGCCCCCGTCACCAGCCGCTGGCAGGCCATGTCGAGCAGGGCAGAGGCGTCCTGTGCCTCGTCGAAGATCCAGCCCACCACCTCGTCAGGAACCATCCCTTGCGGCGTCACAAGCTCCGGGCCGATCGCCGGGACGTTGTTGACCCCCACGAACCGGCAGAGCATATCGGTGAAGTCCATCCGCCCATCCAGCCGCTTGGCTGTCTCATACGCCTCGATCCTCTTGACCACCTCGGCGGCCGACGGGGCGTCCGGCGACTGATCGGCCTCGACGACCTCCCGCAGCGGAACGACCATGCTCCTGGCGACCGACCAGTAGTTGAGGCTGGCCGCCGCCGCGGGGTCGCCGGCATAGACGGCCACGCCCCCCTCGTCCTCGTCAAACGTGGCCTGTACGTCGCTCCCAAGAGCCTCAGACACCCATTTGTCGTCTTCCTTCCCACCACCCAGCACCTCACCTTTGGACACGCCCAGAACCCTGTAGGCCACGCTGTGGCACGTTCTGAACCACCCACGACGCTCTAGGTCGGCCTGGTTAACACCCCACGCCGCCGAGGCCCGCCCAGCCGCCTCGGCACGAGCGGCCCTCGTGAAAGATGAGAAACCTAGGGCAAATGGGTTGCCTGCGACCTCTGGGCGATCCATGGCCTTCTCCATAATGCCGATCATCATGCTCGTCTTTCCCGTTCCGGCCCCTCCGATGACCCTTGCAGCCTGCATGACGCAAAATCCTCCTTGACGTAAACCACTGAAAACATTGGACTTACAGCAACTTGACGCGGATTCCGCGTCATCATAAATATTTCCCGTCAACGTAAGTCATTGCGCCACAAGGGTTTGCGCATCATGACGCGAAAGCCGGATTTCCTGAGAGTTTTTTTCGGCCTCGACCCCCCTCGGAACCCCCGTATTAAGAGGCAATTCCGCGTCAGGCGCCGTGGCCCCTTCGGCGAGCGACTGCACAGCGTCGATCCAGGCCGGCGAAAACACGACAAAAGCGTGCCGAACGCCTCCAAATGCGTGCCGCCGCTCCGGCATATCCGTTGCCCCGACCTTGGTGCAGATCAGGTGCCGCATCCTGATCCGCTCCCCGGCCTGCACGTCATGCGTGCGGCCGATGTCCTCCCAGACCTTAGTCCACTTAAACCAGAGCTCGTCAGGCTTCACCCAGCACGGCCGCCCGGAGACATTCGGTTCTGGAGCATCCTCGTTTCGAGGCTGCGTGGCCCTCCCAAACGACTCAAGGAGGTAAGACGCCAACGTGGCAAATCGCATACTTGCGGCCCCAACGTGAATGTCGGCCTCCTTGTCCGATTGCTTCTTGTCGACCAGCTTCTCGATCATCCCCCGGATCTTCGGCTTGTTCTTGCCTCCGTCCTGCCCCCTCCAAATCCGTTCCCACTCTCCGCGGTCGCCGTCCAGAATGACTCGTCTTGTGGCAGAGAAAACCTTGTTGGCAACCTTCGTCGCCGACCTGAACTCATCGAAGCTGAACGTGATCCGCCCCTCGCACGGCGTGTCCCGCCATTGCTTCACGCAGAGCACTATTTCTGGCGGGTCACCTTGGATCATCTGTATCTCCCACGACCCAGGCAGCCACTCGCCATCGGCCCAGCCATCGACTGGCTTCCACTCCAGACCCTGCATTGCGTACCCGCTGACGGGCTTCTTGATGTCGCCGGCCGCCGCCTTTGATTCGATCTTCGTAACGGCGTCCTCGATCTCAGTCTTGCTCTTTGGCAGGATCTCGCCGGCCTGCTCAAGGGCGCGGCGGTAGGAGACGCATGACTGCACGATCGCGGCAACCTCCTCGCGGCTCTTTGGCGGGACGCAGTTTTTCTCGTTCGCCATCCAGACGAGCTCAAGGATGTCCTCCTGCTCGTCGTCATCCTCGTACATCTCGTTTCGCATCACGAGCTTCGTGGCAAGCGCCAAGAGGGTCGGATGCCTGAACCCTTCGCCAACCTTGCCGTGGATAGCGTGCCGCGATGACTTCGCCTTGGCGTGCGGCCGTCCATCGACCCTTCCGGTAACGATCGCCCTCGCCAGATCGGTCGGAACCTTCGCCAGTTCAACCTCGTCAATTCGCAGCGTCGGCTTCCACTTATATTGCACACCAGTCCAGTGCCATGAGCCTGGAAGCGCTGATTGTGAAGCCTTCTTGCCGACTCCAAGCCGAACCTCAAGTCCGTTCGGGTAGACAACGGCCTTGTCAACATGGCTAAAAGCCTCGTCCCACAGGAAAAGCCGGTGCTCCGACCTCCCCGAGGAGTAGGTTGGCGTCTCTATCCTCGTCAGCCCGATCCTCTCGGCGTACTGCTGCGCGGACGGGTCGTCCCACTCTATGTCGATAATGCCGGTACTGGGGCCGAGCAGGAGCCCGATGTTGAACGGAACGCCGTCACGCTCGTATTGCTCAAGCCACTCCTCAAGGTCTTCCTCGGTTCTAGCAACCTTGTGCTGCCAGCCATGACCAGAGGCAGGGTGTTTTCCACACTGCTTCTGTGCCTTTCCATCGATGTGATGGCCTTCTTGACCACATGTGCATCGTCCGTCTGCGGTGATGCCGTGCAGCTTCGCGATCCTCCCGCCGACGCCGATAACAGCGCACGCCTCCTTGAAGATAGCGTTTGGGTCGAACTCAAATGCCACGCAGCACCTCCTTGCTGTGAAGTTCTTCTGCCTCATTTACGGTCATGTGCCATGCCCGGCCACTCACGCACACAGGCTTAACGTCTGCGTAGTCCCTGAAGTCGGCCGGCTCCCAAGTCTCATCTGGATACCAGCCGCTCAGAAACACGTCGCCGATGTGGCATAGACCATCGTTGATGATGCAGCCGGCAGGGCATCCCTTGTACCTGTCATACACAACGATCCCGTAGAAGAACCACGGCGAACCTATGATGATCACGGTTGGCGACGTGTAGCCGAGAATCGCTGCGTTTCTGATGCGTTCCTTGTCTACGGTCGGCATCTCGCCTTTGTCGCATCGATTAACGATGACGACGTTGTGCCTTTCGTCGCTGCTGCAAAGATAACGATAGAAGTCGCATTCAAAGTCAGGCTCAACCACGGCGTTTAACTCGCCGAAACCAGAGATCGCTGACACAGCCTTGGGGCCAGGCATATACAGGCAGCGATGGGTCACTTGCCGGAATGCGTCTGCCCAGTCGGCGTGCAGGCCGTTTCTGTAGGTCACGCCTCGCGAGACAACTTCATCGCCTGTCGCCTGCCAGTTCAACGCGCACGCCGCAGGTGGGATCAGAACGCGGTCACGCTTGCCAGCATTGCAGCCAGCGCAGGCTGTGACGTAGTTCGACTCGTCGTCGTCCCCTCCTTTTGAGAACGGGTCGCCGTGGTCGATCACCAGTCGTGATTCCTGCCCTGCCCCGCAGTAGACGCAGCGGAAGTTGTCTCTGTTGAAGACCCTCCACCTCGTTCTTGCCGAAATATTCTTTCGTTTTCGCTGCACTGCCCGGACTCCTTGGTTGTGAAAGATCCCGTCGGGCCGCGATTGCTCGCGGCCCGACGGGCGATGCGCCGGCCGGACATGCGGGAAAGGTGACCGCAGAGGTCTTCGGCTGACTACCGGCGTTACTCGCCACCACCGGCTGGGCGACCGGCCCACTCAGCATGGGTTTCGGGCCGCCGGCTCGACCGCGTTGACGACTACTCGTCGGACTCCACGGCCGCGGCGGCGCCCACGCTGGGCGGGGCGTTGAACATCGCCGAGATCGGATCGTGGTAGATCCGCTTGGCGACGTCGCCCTGCTCCTCGCTGATGGTCCCGACGACGCGCGGCACGATCTGCGAGTAGGGCTGGCCGGCGGCGTTCTTCACCCGCTGGAGCTTCAGCCCGATCACGCACTCCCACGGGAACGCCGGCAGCTTCTTGTAGCGCTGCGTCCACTCCTTCAGCGAGCCCGGCCCGATCGTGACGATCAGCGGCCACACCTCGCCCTGCCGGAGGATCGCCACCAGGCGGGCCTCCTTCACCTTCTTCCCGCCCGACTTACCGGCGCCGTACCCGAACTCCGGGGACGCCGAGAGCGCGGCCCAGTCGTAGCGGCGGTCGCCGACGCGGTAGCGCTCGAGCGCCGTCGGGTCGATGTCGCCCAGGTCGTCACCGACGCGGTAGCCGACCAGAAGGTCGTGCGAGACGATCACAGGCCGCATCTCGCTGGGGTCATCCTTCGGCCACAGGATGCCGCGCTTGCCCACGGCGACGAGCAGGCCGACGATCTCGTCGGTCGTCTCGATGTTGCCGTTGACGTCGATGCTCCATGTGGTCGCCCCGCCGGCCGGGGTCGGCACCTTGGTCAGGTCACGCTCGGTCATCGGCTCGCCCTCGGTCGTGGCGGCGATGATGCGGGCCTGCCGACTGTCCGCGGCCAGTGCCGGGTAGTCGATCGTCTTCACCGTCGAAATCGCAGTGCTCATGGTTCTCTCCTAGAGCGTCTCTCGATCCATCAACCACACCCGCCGGCCACAAGCCTGCGGGCGACTCTTGACCTGTAGGCTCCTAGCCCACCGTCAGGTGCCGCAGCACCGGCCGGACGTACTCGCTGACCAGCCCCGCGAACGGCGTGCCGTCGGCCCACGGCTGCTTGGGGTCGCGGCCTGCCTCCTTGGCGAGCTCCTTCAGCAGGCTCTTGAGCCTGGTCGTGCTGACAGAGATGAGCTCGTCGCCGCGGCCCATCTTCTTGGCGGCGGCGATGATGTCGTCCTGCCGGTCGCCCGACGCGGAGCAGGAGTGTTCCCACTCGATCCGCCACGAGCGGCCCGCCACGCGGACGCCGTCCAGCCGGCCGGCGGCCATTTCCTCGACGGCCACGGCCTCGAGCGCCGTCCGCTTCTTCTTCAGTTCCTTGACCTTCATCTCGGCCGCGTCGATCTCGCGGTCGATCGCCGTGATCTGCTCGAGCGCCGTCGAGAGGGGGCTTTCCTGCTTATCTGCCGCTGTAGTGTCCAAGAATGACATCGACCACTTCCTTCCTGTCTCTGAGGGCTTCGTACACGCGGCCGTCGGCCGTCGGCTTGCCCTGTAGGGTGCTGACCAACGAGAAAAACCGCGTGTGCCTGTTCTGGCCTGGGCGGTGAAGCCGCCCGATGGCTTGGAGCCACTCGGAGAGCGAGTGGCCCAGTGAGTAGAAGACGCCGATCGATGCCCTCGTCAGGTCGATGCCGATCCCGCCTGACTGCACCTGGGCCACGAGCACTGACGTCTTCCCTGCCTGCCAATCGGCCAACTGATCGACTCTACCAGATAGCTCGCTGACGGTGCGGCCGGTCTGATGGCAGGCGTGGATGACGGAGTCGATGTCACTGCGAAACCGTGCGAACGTGACGATCGCATCCTCGGGGTCGTTGTCCTCGAGGAACTCGACGAACGCGGCCCGCTTGCTGGGCGGGTCGTCGATCTGCCGGGCCGCCGTCTCGTCGTCCAACCGAACGAATCCCTGGCACGCTTGGAGCATCCGCAGGAGGCTGACCATCGCGTTGGCCGGCGTGACGAACCCCTCGCCGACCTTCGCGCAGAAGTCGTTCTCCAGTTGGGTGTAGACGCCGGCCTCCTTCGCCGTCATGTCCACGGGAATCTCAACGTGCAGGATCGGCGGGAGGTCGAGGACATCCTCGCTCTTCCGCAGAAACGTCGTGTCGGCGACCTTCTTGGCGAACTCCTCGCGGTTCCGCCAGCCGATCACCATCCCCGGAATGTGCGGATTCACGACCGCGTACCGGGCCTTGAATAGCGTGTAGGACGGGCCGAACGTCGGGCACTCCGGCGACTCTACGGCGCGCCACTGCCCGAAGGCGTCGAGTGGCGTCTGGGCGAGGAGCGTGCCGGAAAGTGCGATCCGCTTGCACTCCGGGTTCCTCTTCGCCATCCCCGCCGCCCACTTGCTGGCGGCTCCGCTCGGGCTCTTGAGGCGGTGGCACTCGTCCCAGACGAGGACGTCCCACTTGGTCTTCTCTAGTTCCTTGATTCGCCGCAGGCTTTCGTAGTTGCCCACGACGATCAGCGGCGAGGTGTCGGCCAGGGCCGCGGCGACCGCCTTGCCCTTGGTGGCGGCCGTGCCGCGGTCCAGGATCAGCACGCGAACGCCGGGGAGCCAGAGGCCCGCCTGCTTGGCCCACGCGGCCATCACGGCCTTGGGGCAGCCGACCAGGTTTCGGTTCGCGCGGCCGGCAGACATCAACTCCCGCACAATCTCGAGGGCAGTGCGGGTTTTCCCCGTGCCGACCCCCATGTGCAGAATCGTGTCGCGCCGGCCGCGCGAAAACTCGATGGCTTCCTTCTGGTGCTGCCAAAGGCCGTCCATAGCCCGCCTCTCCGTAGGTCGAGGTGGGAATGTATCGGCGTCACACCCTACTGTCAAACACTATTTTCTGGTCGCTCGCCGGGGCCGCCCGATCTTCGTGCCGGCGGCGATTTCGGCCTTCGCCTTCGCGACGTTCTCGAGGCAGCTTCGCCTGGAGAAGATCCAGAGCCGGCTGCCCGCCTTGCCGTCGCGGCCGTTGTGGAGGATGCGTCCGACGATGTCGCCGCGGACGGCCATGCGTGGCGGCCATGTCCAGTGGCAGCCCATGATGTCGGCGGCCTCCGACGCCCCCACGGCGTCGTCGAAGGCGATCTGCGCTTGTAGCCTCTTGAGGCGGCGAAGCTCGTCGGGGCGGGCGTCGGCGTGGACCCGACGGCGGCGGCGCTCGCCGCGGTCGATGGCCGCGACGTAGTCGTCCCAGTCGGCGTTTGCATCGGCGAGGCTGTAGACGACGAACTCACGCTCACGCTCACCGGAAAGCGATTTGATCACCTTGGCCGTCAGTTTCCCGGCCCTGGACATCACTGAGGGCTGCGTGAAGTGGACGCCCATGACCTGGGCGGCCTCCCACGAGCCGATTGCCTGATCCTGTATGGTTTTCATGGCACTCCTCCGGGTATTGGGACACTGGGATGATTAGGAAACCCAGGTGTCCTGTGTGGTTTAGGACGCTTCCCTGCTGGAAGTTCCCGCCTCGGCCGCAGACTCCGCTTGACTGGAGGATAGGGGACTAGCATCATTTCCTGCCGCTGGGGCGGTTGCAACCGTCCCGATCACTCCAGGGAGGATTTGACATGGCGGCGTCAGGGATGACTCGTTTCGTGTGCGGGTGTGCGTGGTCCGAGGGAGGTCACTGTGGCGACGTCGACGAGGTTGCCGTTCGCGCAAAGTCTGCGGCCGACGCGGTTCGTCAGGCCGAGGCGAAGTGGCGTGCGCAGACCCTGCCACGGTTCCCTGGCATCTCGCTCGAGGAGGTTTTCGTCATCTGGGCAGGGCGCCGGCTTATTTGGCGTGAACACCCCTCGGGGTAGGCGGGGGGTTGTAGTTGCGCAGGGATGCGTAGAGTACGTCTTCTGGCGGGGGCATCCCTTATGAAACTGCTTGACGCACTTCACGACTTCTACGCGCCCATCAAGGGCATCAGCGACCGGACGATCCGGCTCTACGAGCTCACCATCGCGGCCTACGGTCGCGACCTGGGGAGGACGCCGACGACCGCCGACCTGTCTCAGTTGGAGGTCGCCAAGTTCCTGGCCCGCCGGCTCCGCGAGCGGGCGGCTGGGACGGCAGCCAAAGACCGCGCCCAGCTACGCGCCTTGTGGCAGTTCTGCTGGGATCACCAAGTGGAGGGAACGAAGACCGGCCCGACGGTTCGCCGCATCGTGGTGCCGGAGAGGACGCCGGAGTGCTGGCTGACTGCGGAGATGAAGCGGTTGATCGCCTCTGGGGCTGCGGAGAATGGCAGCGTCTCCGGCGTGCCGGCGGGGCGATTTTGGAGAGCCGCGCTGATGACGGCGTATGACACGGGCGAGCGCGTGACGCCGATCCTCGAGCTCAAGTGGGACGACGTCCGCGACGGGTTCGTGATCTTTCGGGCCGAGAGCCGCAAGAACCACCGTCGCGACATCGACCGGGCCATCTCGCCAGAGACGGCCCAGGCGATCGCCGAGATCGCAGAGCCGAAGAGGGCGAAGGTGTTCCCGTGGGACAAGACGATTTCGACGCTCTACAACACGATGGACCGCATCCTGCGGCGTGCCGGCCTGCCGGCGAATCGCTGGAGCAAGTGGCATCGCATCAGGAAGACGACAGCCTCGTACTACGAGGCGGCCGGCGGGTCGGCCCAGCGTCTGCTCGACCACACCTCGCCGGTCGTGACCAGGCGGTATCTGGACCCCCGCGTGGTGCGGCCGGAGCATGACGCGCCGGCTGTGCTGCCGCGCGTGAGTTAGGTGATCTGCGGCAGAAATTGCATATACGTTGACTCGTCGATCTCCTCGACTGCACCGCTTGCCAGCAGTTGTGCCAACATCTGTGACGGCAGGATGTAGCCGCAGTAGACAGCATCCACGGCCAAGTACACGCGACCGTTGGAATCGCTAGGCAGGTCAGCAGCGACTGGAAGCGTGCGGTCTGTCTGCGTTTCCTTGTTTGGGTAGCCATAGGCTTGATCAAGCCGCGATCCGACAAGTGCGTAGACCTCTGGGGCAGAACGAAAGTACCTCACAGAGTCAGCCCCCACTTCTTCGAGAGGTATGAACGCACTGCCGACTGCTGCGTGTCGTCCAACTGTGTCGAGTAGTAGAGGAACTCGGCGATGCCTGGCTGGCCTGTTCGCGTTGCGCTGTCGAGGGCGAACAGCGTCAGCACCTTGTTGCCCACAGGAGCGGAGACGGTTGCTGTGTTGTCTGTGCCTTGCGTGCCGCCGTTGAAGATTCGCGAGAGCGTCGTGGAGAAAACGAGCGTGCCGATTCGCCAGACGCTCGGCGTCTGCAAATCAGAGACAGTGATAGTGCCTTGGTTGGATGAACCACGGCGAGCCTGAAGCGTGTTCGTTCCGGGGTTCATCAAGAAGCTGTGTACGTCGTTCACGGTTCCTCGCTGCCAGATGTATGGCGTGCCCGTCACTGACGCGATTTGCCACACCAGAAAGATCGTGGCAGACGAACTCGACGCGAACGCACTGGCTTGCATCCACTGCGTGCCGGTCGTGGTGAGCGTGCCCTTGCCGTTCAGGCCGCTTGCGTTGTAGTTAGGCTGGAGCGCGGCCGTGGCCTGAACTTGGTGCCGCCCGTTGCCAGACAGATCAGACCACTGCGAGACGGTGCTACCGTTGAGCGTGATGCTCGACGCGGCACTGGCGTCGTACCATGCGGCGAGCCCGCTGATGCTCTTGGGATTGAAGCCCGAGGCCCGTGGCCGCAGAGTTTGAGGGGAGAGCGGCATCAAGGAGCCCCTGCGGAGATTTTGAGAGTGCCGCCGTCATTCCATATCCGGCCAGCGACGGCAGGGTCTGATGTCGGCAGGCCCGTCATGGAGACGGTACCGGGCATGATGGTGTCCAGCGGGCCGAACACCGCCTGCGTCTCGGTCGCAGTGTCGATCAGTGACAGGCCGAATGCTGGGCTGATGTCAGACCAGCCTACGGTGATGCCCGTGTTGCCGATCTCGCCGCCGCCGATGGTGACGAGGTTCAGGACGACGACGCCGGTTTCGCCGTTGATACTCTCGACGCCTTCGGCTGGGATGTAGCCGACCGTTCCGTTGGCGCGCTTGTAGTAGAACTTTGCGTCGGCGGTATTGATGACGATCTCGCCCGGCACGAGCCCGCTGGCGCCGATCGCTTCGCCGGCAGTCGACGAGTGCTTCAGCCGAACCTTTCCGCCCGTTACGTCACTGTCCTGCCACATGAGTCAGTTCTCCACCGGGCGGCTGCCGCTGATCAGAACGTCCTTCACGACCTTGTGCAGATCAGTCTGGCCTCGGTAAAGCTCGTCGAGCGTCTCTGCCTGCTGCTTCTGCGTCTCGCCGATTTCCTTGAGTGTCGAGGCCGTGCTTTCCAGGTACTCCATGTGACTTTGCACCATCGGCTCGACGACGGTGCCATGCAGGGCAACGGCCGCCTCCCTGCCGAAGTACAGGACAACCGCCAGGATCACGCACGGGACGCCGAACCTGTCGGCCATCTTGAAGAACGTATCCAGCACACCCTGCTTGATTTCATCCGCCGTCATGCCGCCACCCTCGTCAGGTCTTGAGGGTCACGACGGCAGTGGTGGCAGTCCCGGCAGCCTGGCCGGCAACCAGTTTGATCGCCCCGGCGCCGTAGCAGGCGTCCGGCAGCGAGTAGACCCTCGCCTCGGTCGTGCTGGGCGAGAGGGTGATGTCGGCCGCGCTGCCGGATGCGTCGTAGAGCCGGCCGAAGGCGCTGGTGGCGGAATCAGAGGCCCACACCTGGATGCTGGTGGCACTCGTCGAGACGGTGCCCATCTCGAGCGTCCCGCCGGCAACGTCGTCCCAGCGGATCGTGGTGGCCGATGCCGTCGCCGTGGAGAGTGTGATGGCGACGGCCTTGAACTTCCGGCGGATCTTCTGCTCAGACATCTTGCACCTCCTTGTGCATTGCGGGCCTCTAGGGCCACTCGTGGCGTGTCACAGGGCTACTCTTTCAGTGTAGCCTCTGCGCGCCGCCTCATGTCGGCAGTCAGCGTGATACAGACGTCGGCCTCGAGTTGGTCGAGGTCGCCGTTGTTGACGATCAGCCGGTCTACGATGTCCTCGGGAATCCCCGCCTCGCTGGGGTGGTTCCCGGCGATCCCCGCGCCCTCACGCTCCATCCGCCACACGACCCCGCCGGCCTGGCGGATCGCGGCGGCCTCGTTCAAGAACCGGACGTCCGGCATGACCACTCCGGCGGCGCCGGTGTCCAGGGCGTCGAAGGCACGACGCATGGCGGTCTTGACCCAGATCGACTCGCCGATGATGCCGCGGCCCCACTCGGTGCCGAGGGTCTGGAGGAGCCGCCGGGGCGAGTGGCCGATCCACGGAATGGGCTGCTCCTTCGTGGCCCGGTCCTTCAGCACATGGACGGGGATGCCGAACATCGCCGAGACGGCGTCATAGAGCGGGTCGGCGAGGGCGACCTCGACGTAGCCGAAGCGGTCGGCCAGCATCCCGGCCGCCGTCGATTTTCCGCACCCCGCCTGCCCGCAGATTCCGATAATCACAGGGAGAGCTCCTTTCCGTCGAAGGTGATGGTCACGCCGACCTTCTCGGCTAGCCACCGCGTGTTGACGCCGGCATCGCGGAGCATCGACTCGCCGCGGGCGACGGCCTTCTCCCACCGCTCCGGGGTCGCCACACGGGCGTGCAGGCTTCCGACGACCGTCGACACCCCCGCCGCGATGATCGCTCGAGCGCAGTCAGGGCAGGCGAACCAGACGACGTAGAGCGTCGACCCGGCGGTGGTGTAGCCCGCCTGGGCGGCCTTGTAGATGACCCCGCGCTCCGCGTGCTCGATGTAATCGTACTTGTCCGGCGGGGCTCCGTAGCGGCTCCACGCGGCCAGCGGGTAGACGTTCGCCGAGGCGACCGCCCTGGTGCCGGCCACGAGGACCGCCCCGTTCTGGGTCCGATCGTCGTGAGAGCAGTAGCGGGCGTAGTGTGCCGCCATGCGGAGGTTGTCGATGTCGCTCATGCCAGCCTCGGCCCGGCAACGTGCATACTGACCAGCCCGCCCTCCGGGGCGTAGAAGAACGTCTCCATGGCCTGCCGCGAGCCGATGAATCCGTTCTCCGCGTGCCAGTCATCCGGCGGGCAGATGGCCGGCGCCACGCGAACCAGGACGCCGTCGATCGTCTCGATGGGCCGGCTCCACTCCGCGGCCTGCGAGTGGTAGTGGCCGGTGTGCCACTCCCGGTACGGACACTTGGCCCATGTCTCCGCGGCCTCGAGCGCCATGATCTGCGGGAGCCGCCGCTTCGCCTTGTTGCCGTGGGCGAAGCCCAGGAGGTTCCCGCCGTGCGTCAGGTACTGCCGGCTCGTGTAGTCCGGCTTGATCGTCACCCTGCCGTCGTTGCGGAACCGCTCCTGGAGGATTCGCTGGAACACCCACGAGAGCGTCTCGTCGTGGTTGCCGTTGACGATCACGACGTCTGTCTGGACCGTCTCGGCCGAACGCTCGACGATCTCGAGCAGCGTGTCGCAGCCGACTTCGATCATCTTCTGGAGCCGACCGTCTCGCTCCAGTTGCGTGCCGCTGGTGGTCTGGCCCCGTGGATTGTCGTAGTGATAGAGGTCGCCGCAGAATGCGATCGTGCGGCGGGCCGGCGAGAGGGCGTTGCCGGCGTCCAGGAGTTCGCAGGAGGCGCTGCCGATCAGTCGCTTCGCGATGTCGAGGTCGTAGTTGCCGGCGCCGGTCGTCCCGCCCCATGCGTACTTTCCCAGGTGGGTGTCGGCGACCACCAGAACTTGCCAGAGGCCGTCGCGGCGTGGCTGCCTGTGCCGCTTCGCCTTCTTCGACGGGATGCCGGCGGCGGCGATCATGGCCTCGACGATCTCTCGCGTCGTCGGCCCCGCCTTGGGCTTGAGCCGAACGAAGACACGATGCAGTTCCGTCACCGTCGTGCCGCCGTTGCCGTCGGAGGCGGCGCACTCCCACTTGGTGGCTTCACTGGCCGCCACCTCGTAGCGGGTCATGTCAGCCTCGATGTGCGCGAGCAAGTCCTCGACGGTCTTGATCCGCTTGGACGTACTCTTGGCCTCGAGGACGTCGCCCTCCTGCCGCGTGGTGACCTGTTCGGCGTCGAGCCGAGGCTCCGGCGGCGGCAGTTTGGCGGCGACCGCGGCCTTCAGTCTTCCCCGAGCCATTTACGGATTCCTTGGGGTCCACACGTCGGTATCCCGCGTTCGGCGCACTCGGCGTGGATGGCCTTGGAAAGCGACAAGGCAGACGACTGGAGTTCTCCCGACTTCCACGACCGCTTGATCTCGCAGAGTTCGGCGTGCTGCTCGGGCGTGAGCTTCTCGACCCAACTCTTTGGCTTCTTGCGGACGGAGGCCGCGGCGATGGCCTCGAGGAGCGATGGTTTCTTGGTCATTCGGTGGTGATCCTGTAGCCCAGTCCGTGGATGATCTTGGCGCAGTCCCTTGCTGCCTCGGTGATGCCTTCCTCCGAGATGTCAGGAAAACAGTGGTGGAGCGCCTCGTGCAACTCCGTCTCGAGACGCTCGCGGCCCTTGAGCCCCTCGTCGATCAGGACGCGAGGCCGCATCTTTGGGTTCTTCGCGTCAGGCATATAGGCCCAGCCCGCCGCGCTGCCGCGGAGCCGTGTATACCGCCAGAGCAGCCTGACGCCCCGGATCGTGAAGTGATGGTCGCGCGGCATGGCTCTAGTGTGGGCGTGTAGGGTGCCACAGGTCAAGACGGTTTCTGAGTATCTTCCGGACCCCACTTCCCCACCGGGCATGACTGATCAGACCACGACAGCTTGCTGACGTACTGCCTCTCGCGAACAACGGGACAGCCGCACCTGTCGCACGCCTTGCCGTCGAAGTGCTGGCACTGCTGGCAGATAGCAAAACGGCGAGCCACCTCCTCATCAGACGCCATAGGGGCGCCTGCGGCGACGTGCTTGGCTGCCGCGATGGCGAAGTTGACAGCCTTTTGAGCGAGTGACGGACCAGACCTGGCTCGCGGGTAAGCCGGGTGCATCTCGTCAACCGTTATGGAGTCACCGTCCTCGCTGACGATGCACGCACGCACATCGTCGAGCGTGTAGCCACGTTCGCGACACCGTTGCTCTAAATGCGCAAGCGTGCAAACGATCATGGCAGAGGATTGGGAGGCACAAACCCGCACGCAGCCAAAGCGTCAGCGTCCTCTATGTAGCCAGCAGGGCAGTTTTCGCCGGTGCAGTTTCCAAAAAGGCGGATGTAGTATTCGCAATTACTTGTCGTGTAGTGCAGGCAGGAAACTGGCGTCGTGAAGTTTCTGCATTCACGGTATCCAGTGGCCCGCGCCGCCGATACGGAAATCAATGGTGGTGTTTGTATTTTGGCAACATCGTCTCCGTAGGCGGCAATGCAAGCCGCGGAAAAACCAGGCTGGGCAGGGTTGAGGCATGAAATGGTAAAGTCCCTCAAGCTGGCGTCCTCGTAGGTAAACGCGCCGTTCTTTACGACTGTCGTTGATTCTACATAGCCATGGTTTGTAAAAACTTCTACCATGTATGGCTGCGTGGAGATCGCAGGCGAAGGCGTGCAGCGACTTCCTGTGCGTTCATCGGCAAAGTTCAAAAATGCACGGTAGTTCAAAAGAACAATATGCTTGCATCTGCCACCGCCAAGGCACTGAGTTGATGCACTGATGGCTTGAAATACACGGTATGTGAACTCTTGCGGGTATGTCGCAGACGAGCCTTGACAATAAACAGTTGGGCTGAAGTAGTTAAAATTGAATGGTGATGTCGCGGTGATTCCCGGCACGGTGATTGTGATTTGCGGCCGGTCGCGGTCGCAAGTGCGGCGGATGACGCATATTGACCCGCTGCTGCAACAGGGGCAAGCCATTATGGAGCCTTAATCCTGATGATTGATACAGTTGCCGAAGACGCCACTACGGTCACTTGCTGCAATTGAAGGCTATTCGTGATTGAGCATGTGTTTGTATTAAGAACCGAAGTCACACCCGTCACTACGCTTACCGAAGTAGTTGCGATGATCATCGTGGCGGTGGCCGCCTCGCATTCCGGCGACAGGAGATACCATTCCCCGGAATCTGACCCCACAATGCACGGAAGGTCGGCGTACCCGGACTGAGTAATCGGCCATGTCGCGTTTGTGGCAGTGACAGTCTGCCTGTCGGTTGAAACACCAGTGTTAATGAGCGTTACGACTGCTGTTCCTCCCAGCGGCCACGCCCCAGAAAATGTTCCTAGCCTCACAGAACCGTCGCTGGCGGCGGCAATGCGGCTTATGCTCTGATGGGCGACGGGAATCTTTCCGCCCCCTGCATTCCCGAGCGGTGTTCCGTCGACGCGGGTGATGACCTCCCGGAGCTTGTCCCGTAGTCCAGGGCCAATCAGGTATCGCTCTTGTTGCTGGGCCATCAGGTGAGCCTCAAGCCAAGTGCGTTGAAGTCGATCTCATCGTAGATTCTGTAGCGATAGATAAGAACTTTTGGGTCCGCGGTGTCTTTTCTCGGAGTCCCGTCATCATTCAGCGCGATCGGCTGCGCTGACGGCAGTTGCGATGCGCCACCGTTTTCATACGAAAACACCTTGACCATGGCGCGAACCTTGTCGCCAGCGGCCACTGTCTTCGGCAGGGCGAGAGGCTCGAGGATTCGGCCCTTAAACTCCGCTGGGTCTTCGTCGCCGCCGTGTCGTAGGGGCTGGCCGTAAACATCGACAGTGGCTGGAGCCCCATTCGGTGCAATGGCCTTGACGTTGAAGCCGGTCACTGGGACTGCGACATCCCACCCGATATCTGTCGCAACCAGGCTGCTGCCAGAATAAACGTGCGTCGGGTTTCGCTTGTAGAGGAACTCGTACGTCGCAGACCAGCCCCTAAAGATGCTGTCCCCCCAAGGCTCGACGACCGGCGAAGACTGAATTGATCGCAGCAGGACGGTGCCTCTCGCCATGGTTTTCCGGCCGATGGTGATTGCGTTGCGGTTAACGCAACCAACGGCCTCGATGTTCGCCATGGGGTCTACGACTTGCGACTGTGTGACCGAGATCGTCACAATTGGCTCGAGCTTGGCAATCCCGTCGTACATATCCCCGACGGGGTTCTCGGCTGCCGCCGCACTTTGCGGGGTATCGCCATCCACTTTTCGCCACGTTCTTACTGGCGACTCATACGTCGCCACTCCGACCGTCCAGTTTGCCGGACGAATGTCCGGTGGCTGCTTTTGGCTCTCCTGCAAGTCGAGAGGTGCGTAGTTGAACGTGGCGAGCAGCACCATCCTGCTGTCGCCGTCGAAGCGGCCGTCAAAGGATCGACAAACAATTCCAGCGTTCGACGGATGCGTGTCACCGACATACACGCCGCACGCTTGCTGAAAGTCGACGTACTCTCCAGGCTGATTGAGAACAATCCTGAAAACCCTGGTCTGCGAGTCGGCAATTTTCCCGCCCTCGGAAGACCGGCTGAACTGCGCGCCTGACGAGATTTCGGACACTGCTGACGGCATCTTCTCAGCCCTCGGTGATGTCGACTCGGAGGCGGGAGCCAGACGTCCCCTTGGCCTCGTAATTGGTGCCGCTGGCTAGCCGCAGCACTGCGGCCTCGCCGGCCCGCAGCGAGGCGAATGGCAGATAAGACCCGCCGCCGCTGATGCCGACCGACGCGGTGGAGGC